TACTATCATGACAAACAGCGCATTGATTAATAGCAACATGATTAATGTGGCAGCAATGCGAAAGGTTCAACGATATTTCTTTTCTTCGTCTGCCTGTGTGTATGCCGACCAAGAATTGGGATCGCGGTGGATTTCAGAAGAGGAATTATATCCTGCAAACCCGGACAATGAATATGGCTGGGAGAAACTGTATGCCGAACGGATGGCACTTGCCGTTGCTCGGAACACAGGACTCGAAGTCCGCATTGCACGATTCCAGAATTGCTTCGGGCCAGAAGGAACCTGGGACGGAGGACGCGAAAAGGCCCCGGCAGCACTATGCAGAAAGATTGCAATGCTTCCAGAAGAAGGTGGAGAAATCGAAGTATGGGGAGAGGGAAATGCAGAGAGAAATTTTATCTATGTGGATGATCTTTGTAATGGTGTTTATACTCTCACTCAAAACGATACCTTCAAGGAACCCGTGAACATTGGAACCACCGAGATTGTGAATGTGATTGAATTGGTCGATATGATTGCAGAGGTGTCAGGAAAGAGGGTTACTCGAAAGCATATTCCCGGACCAGTTGGTGTTCTTGGACGGTATCAAAAGGTGGACAGGATTCAATCTTTAGGGTGGTATCCAGAGTGGACAATGAAAGACGGTATGAAAGAAACTTATAATTGGATTAAAAAACAAGTTGATTATAGGGAGCAGTTTGAATAATTATGAAAGTTTTTGTAGGAATTTTATATACGCCCCATAAGTCAATGGCCAAACTTCGGAGATGTATTCGTTCCGTAGAACGCCAGACACAGAAGCCTTTTAATTTCGACTTAAAAATTATTGTCAATGCACCAAAACAGAGCGACGTTCGACCGATTAAGAAAAAACTACGAAAGGCTGGATTTGACCAAGAGGTGATTTGGACAAAAGGAATTGGTTTGGCCGCCAGAGGCCATAATTCTGTTTTAGAAACTTTCCTTGAACGAAAGGGAGAGGGTTATACTCATTTAATGAAAATCGACTATGATGATTTTTATTATCCTTTTGCCTTTACTATAATAGATAGTCTTCTAGAAAATCGAGAGATTGATTTCTTGAATCTTTGTCATTTGGGAGATAATCTCATTCGGGTGCCTGAAGATATAAGGGCTTTTGAATTAACGCAGATGTTACCAGTTGCAGAAGTTATTTCTGGGGTGGGCATTCGTTCTCCATTTGATCTTAGAATGGATTCGGAAGGGCTGCATCCTTACTATAGACAGCCATATTATTATTGGGATGGGGCGAGTTGTCCTGGAGGGGAAATTACATTAATCAAATCTCTTCGGGCAGTCGAAACAATGCAAAGTAAGGGATATAGATATTTGGAGATTCCTAATGTGTCAGATGATTATACATATATGATGTATGCAATACTTGAACATATGAGAGGTAATTTAAATTTTGCAAATACCGACCAAAATTCGATTTATTGTTATGATATGACAGAAATTAAATCAACTACCCGAGGAGGGGATTTTACATTAGATGCTTCTAGATGGCCAGAAGAGGCAAGAAAGGCTATTGCCGATCCAGAACTTAGGCCTTTGGCTGGAGTGGCCAGGCAGCATCTTCCTTTTGTGTCGATTGAAGAAGAGCTTTTTGATCGAGAAATGAAGGTTGAATTTTTAAAGAAAAATTTGATAGGAATATAAAATATGGCATTTAATAATGAAGTAGGTCCATGGAAACCAGAATATTTAGAGGGTGATAGTTGGGATTATGAATATCTTCGCGAAGCGGCTATGGACATAAAGGATGTTTCTGGTATGGTTTGTGAAATTGGGCTTCGTCGAGGCGGTGGATGTGAAGCAATTATGTCTGGTATGATAGAAGCTAATGACCGAAGAGTTTTGGTTGGAGTTGATCCTTTTGGGAATATTGATTATTATGAACGAGAGGACAGTTTTACTAAATTAGATTATACAAATAATATGAGGTCTGAGTTTATTGTAAATGCACATACCTATGCTGGGCATAATGAAATTCATTTAATGTTTTTTAATATGGAAGACACGGAGTTTTTTGATCGTTTTTCTGATGGTGTTCCATACTATAATGAAGAAAAATATATGTTAGATGAATATGCACTTGTTCATTTTGATGGTCCCCATAATTATGATAGCCTAAAAAATGAGACCGATTGGTTTAATGAAAGGGCTCAGTCGGGGGCTTATTTTGTGTATGACGATGTGGTTGGATTTTATGACCACGATAAAGTAGAGGCAGAAGTAATATTGCCACTTGGTTTTGATCTGGTAATAAAGGGCCAAAGAAAGGCAGTTTACCGAAAGCAATAATTGTTTACCATTTAATGAAAAGACTTGACATTCTCCTTAAATGAGCTATAATATAGTCATACTTTAAATAGCGGGATGGACATGGCAGCAAAGAGAACGCGGAAACGACACTCCAATCTTATGTTTGGAGATGAACCTTCTTTTGGTAACTTTACCGAACTTGATCCAGATAAACAGAGGGCTTCTATTATCTCTGCGTTGAGTTGGTATAATTCGGTATTCAAGGGCAAAGATAGTCAGAAGGCAATGATTGAATATGTTACCAAGAATCACAAGAAACATTTGCCAGCAGTCAAGGCTGTTTCTTCTACCATGTCGGCAACTTATGGCAATCTTGCAAAAATGATTATGAACGGATGCACAGATCCTAACATAATTACCAAAGTAGATGCCTATGCTCTCAAGATGTCAGATGAGGGAAAGAAGATTCTTTCTACTAAGAAGGAACTTGTCCAAGCTAAAGAGGCCGGCAGAGTTGTCAGTATTCAGGAACGGGTGAACGATCAAGTCCGAGAATACCTTGGTGAGATTGAGGGAGAAGTAGACGAGTTTGTGCTGAACAAATGTAAGAAGTCTAGTTTTAATCTTTACAACTGGCTTCAGGTTCGGGAAGTAAAGGGAGTCCACACCCGAAAGATCAAGGCTTTTTACAAGGACATTTATGTAGAGTTGCGCGAGGTCGTAGCAGGCACAGACGAGCAGTTGAATGAGGGGTATGCATTTCTTACGAAGGCTAAGCAAAAGAAGTATGCCCAATTCATTGCATCTTTGATTTCGGATACCGATGAATGGATTAAGAACTGTAATGGTAAGAGGAAGATCAGAAAGCGAAAGGTAAAGACTCCGGGAGAACTTGTTTCTAAACTTAAATATAAGGCAAGTGACGATTCCTATAAGATCACAAGTATTGATCCTGTAGATGTTCTAGACGCTTCTCAGGTTTGGGTGTTCGACACAAAAACAAGATTTCTATATAAATACATTTCAGATGTAGGAATTGCAGTCAAAGGGACGACGCTCCAAGAATGGGACGCGGATCAGTCTTTTAAGAAGAAGATTAGAAAACCAGAATTGATTCTTCCTGATGTTGTTTCAGGCGGTAAGATAAAACTCCGAAAGTTAATGGATGAAATTAAGGCCAAAGAAACAAAGGTGACCGGAAGAGTGAATGGAGAAATGGTGATTGTGAGGGCGGTGCGATAAAATGCCGATATTGGTAGATTTGAATCAAGTGGCTATTAGTAACTTGATGGTGGCGATTAATACCTATAGCAAGAATGAGGAGATCAATGAAGGTCTGATTCGCCATATGGTCCTGAATAGCCTCAGGATGTACAAGGTAAAGTTTGGCGAGAAATATGGCGATCTTGTAATTTGCTGTGATGGGCGACACTATTGGCGTCGAAAAATATTTCCATTTTATAAGGCTTCCCGAAAGCGAGATCGAAAACAATCGGCTTTGGATTGGACTCTAATTTTTGAAACGCTAAATAAAATTAGAGACGAAATTGAGGAGAACTTTCCTTACAAGGTTATTTCAGTAGAGAGAGCAGAAGCAGATGATTGTATTGCCGTAATAACCAATCACTCTAGCCCATTTGAGAAGATTTTGATTCTCTCTGGCGATAAGGATTTTATGCAATTGCACGGCCATATGAACGTTGACCAATATGCTCCTGTCCAAAAAAAGTTTCTTAGGACTTCTGATCCGAAGAAATACCTGAAGGAGCATATCCTCCGTGGCGACCGTGGAGATGGTGTTCCTAACTTTCTCAGCCCGGATGATGTTCTAGTGAGTGGCGCTCGCCAAAAACCAATTTCCAAGAAGAAGGTCGAAGTTTGGATAGAATCAGAAGATCCTAAAGATTTCTGTACCGATGATAATATGCTTCATGGCTATCATCGAAACAAGCAATTGATTGATCTGAGTTGTATTCCTGACGATTTGCAGGATGAGATCCTAGAGCAGTATAGTTCATCGGATTCTGGTGATCGAAGTAGAATTTTTAATTATTTTATCAAACATAGAATGAAACTCTTGATGGAACACATTCAGGAATTTTAAGGGAGCATTATATTATGCCAGGGAACACGCCATTAGTCTCAGATCTTTTTGATGATATTGCCAAGGCAGAAACAGATGACTATAAGGTATTCTTGTTACAGAACGATGATAGTTTTACGGTAAAGACACTATTACAATGTGCCTTTAGTCCGAATATTAATTTTGATTTACCTGAGACAAATCCTCCGTACACCGAAGACGATTCTCCGGAGGGGCTTTCGGTAACTAGCCTTCATAGAGAAGTAAGGAAGTTTGTTTATTTTGTTCCGGGACACCAGAGTTATGTCCAGAGTAAAATCAAGAGAGAGCAGATTTTTATTCAAATGTTAGAGGGGCTTCATGACTCTGAGGCCAAATTGGTCTTGAATGTAAAGGCAAAGAAAATTCCTGGCATAAGTCATGAAGTAGCTCATCGGGCGTTTCCTAGTGTAGTGGCAGAGCCTCCTGCTAAAGTAGAGGTTCCTGTTGAAAAACAAGCGAAACCTAAACCTAAACCAAAGAAAAAGAATAAAAAGAAGGAATAGTTAATGGGTAAGAAATCTCGTAAGTTAGATACTAATAACTATCAGCAACAGCAAGAAGATGAAGAAGAATCATTTCAAAGTTTTGACCCTAAGTCTAGGGAAAAAAGAAGGAACAGGCGCAAAATGAAAAACAAGTTTGATAATGCTGTTCGACGATCTAAGTATAGCAATTCTACTAGATACGATGAAGAGTGGTTATTAGACGAAGATTTATCGGCCTTTACGGACGATGAATAATAAAGATGGTAATAAACTAAAAGGAGGCAAGTCGCGCCATAGAAAGATTATATTCAGAACAGAGTAGCAAATACCCTAGACTGGGGTTAGTAGCGAATCGGAAGAATTAATCCGTGTGGGATGAATATGTGAAATCTATGGCTAGCCGGGTGTCTTTACGGTGAATAAATTATTTGAACTTGGGAAATAGTCAGCCCGGGGAATAGTAGATAAAGTCCCTACTCGGAGAGTCGGCCACTGGAGCCGTTAGTCGTTAAGTCGAGGTCGATCCTTACATAAAATCATACAGTCTTAATATGTGTTACGAGTGCCTGGGTACGGGCATGGAGACTTTCACGGAAAGTGTGATTTGGTAGGGAGTAGAAGCGTCGATGATTTCTTGGCCCCATAGGGGAATAGAAAGAGGACACTTATCTCATGAATGTACGGGGGGAGTACCTTCCCCCCGCGCCTTTTATATTATAACATAGTATTGGAAACTGTTATGGCAATAAGTAAGCGATATGATAATCAAATATTAATCGACAACGAAAACCAAGAGAGATTTGATCGATACGAATGGTGGAATAAGAATGGTTCCCAGGTATTGAGTGTTTTTGTTAACCTACCAGAATCGGAAAAGGATTGTTGGTTGGTCAATGAGAATTCCGAAAACGAAGAAGATGTAGTTTTACCTGACGAGACAATTATTTCTCCTCCTACCAAGACTGGATTTTTTAATAAGCTGTCGCATAAATGGGAACAATCAAGAAGCATTTCTAATGCCATTTCTAAAGATGTGCGAGTGGCATGGATTGACGACAATGTAATGACTACAAAACAACGACAGAAAATTATTGAAAAATTTCCTACCTACCAGAAAAGAATTATAGTGTATGAATCAGACATTGATCGTTCTGTATATGAGCGCCCTTCTTTAACCGAAGGGTTTGATGATATAACTTTTGTGATTTGATAAATACCTTTATAATAGGAGATCGAAAGTATGATTTCGGTACTTGAAATTATTCTTTGTGTGGTTGTTTTGGTGGCAGCTGCCATTAGCTATAATCGTGGTTGGACGGTGGGGGTAGAAGCCGGCGCCGAAGCGGCTATTGATTGTATGGTCGAAGACGGGCAACTCTCTAGATTCATGAATGATGAAGGAGAAGTTGAAGTTTGTTCTTCGGGTGTGATGAACGATATTTGCCCTAAGTGTGGATTTCAGGAAGGGGACCATTGTGAAGCACACGCCTAAAATTCGTAGTCAGTTTGCCATAGATGCCGCTCTTCGGGTTGGCGGCCCTATGAAAGATCGCCGGGCCCCTCGCGAGGGAGCTAGAAATAGCCATTCGGAATATTTAGAGGGGGCCATGGAAGAAATGGCTTGTGATTTTTGTGATATTCCTACCACTACGGTTCGCCGGGTAGTTATAGACGCAGGGTACAATAGGGCCCTGGGCGCCGCTCGGTACGCTTGCAGGGAGTGTTCGGACGAGAAAGAGCAGAGCCGTCTAGGGAGCGCGCCCTGAGAGGGCGCTGAGACGGCTTTTATGGGTCGTGGGGGTCAGTAGTCGAGCCTATGAAAAAAGACCGGGAGAGGGCGTTCTACGCCGCGTCATTTCCCCTTTAAAAACAAGCACTTGGAGGCTAATGTATTTTTTTTGAAAACCCTTTTAAAATCAAGCACTTACAGAATATTTTTCTTTGGAATTCCCTTGACAGCGGCGCCCTAATGGGGTATAATTACTTAGTAAATCGAACTACTTCGAGGAAATGTAGATGGGATCTGACAGCATCCTAAAAGAATTAGAGGCAATGGCCGAAATCCAATCAGAGGCCATGAAGGTCACTTTGGGTGAGTGTGGGATTTGTTGCCTTCCTGTGACACAATGGGATGCCGAGTTTACTCCATGGGGGTCCCATTATAGTGGGGGTTTACTTTACCACGAACAATGTTTTGACGGGCGGATGCCTGTTTCTGGGTGAGATTGAAAAAAGTTTTTCTAGGGGTTGACAACACGCCTAGGATGAGGTATAATTTGTTGTTATGTAAATGATAGTTCTGTTCTGGGGAGTTCCCAGTCAATAAACTATCAATTAGTGAGGTAAGTAACCATGGCGAAGACAAAGCAGTTTGAGCGTGTTCTCAAGGTCCTTCTGGACGCTTCCCCCAACACCGTTACCAAGACAGACTTGGCGGATCAGTTGGGTGGGGAAATCGTGATGTCCCGGATTTCGACGTATATCTGGGAGATCAAGGAGAAGGCCGGTGTTCCGGTCGAGGCCGAGAAGAATGGCCGCGAGGTGACCGGATTCTCCATCAACGAGGTCGTCAAGGGTATGGTCGCGGAGACCACGCCTGCGGAGACTGTTTCCGTTCCGGAGGCTGATTCTTCGGTGACCGAGATGGATGAGGAGGCCGATGTCGCAACTGCGTAGATTTACATCTACGTCCTTTGTGGAGGGGAGGGTGATTTATTTCGCCCTCCCCTTTCTGCGTCTGGGGTTAGATTGCCATGAATAGAACAACAGCATTTTATGAGCATCGTTTGGTAACCATCGAAAATGAGATGTGGAAAGAATAAAGGTAAGTATGGGGATGTGGTGGAATAGGTATACACGCTTCACTTAAAATGAAGTGACCGTAGGTCATGTGGGTTCGACTCCCACCGTCCCTACCAATTTCAAGGAAGGAATAAATATGGGTCTGAAGGAACAAGTTAAAAAGGGCTTGGTGAGCCTTGACGAGGCTATTGAGTTGAGCGAAGGGTGGAACCAGTACATTCGTGATTGGTTGCTCCGCCGAAAGAAGGGAAATATAAAGACTTCTCAAGAAAAGAAGCCCGGCAACAAGAAGAAAAAGAGAAAGGGTAAGAGGAAGCGTGCCAAACTATGATTACCAATGCAAATCTTGTGAACACGCCTTTGAGGTGTTCCAAAAGATTACCGATAAACATAAACGCAAATGCCCGGAGTGTGGTAAGTTTGCGTTAGAAAGACTAATTGGAGCTACTTCCTTTTCGTTGAAAGGGGGTGGCTGGTATGCAGATGGGTATTCCC